CACAGTTCCCCCACCGCCCACTATGTGGCGGGCCTCCTGGCCAGGTATATTCGGCCAATTAGGTACGCACCCAACCTGCAAACGCAGATCCGGGTGCGGCACCGAGGTGCTGAGTTAAACCCCTAACCAGGGTCCATAGCTCAACCACTGTGGTATGAAGACCTTCACAGGTCTCCACTGCGTAGACGCATGGATAGGAACACCAGGCGTAGTCTGCAGCACCCTAACCTTCCTCTTACGGATGGGAGTTGACCCCCTATCCAACAAGAGCGTCTCGACGCTTGGGATAAGCGTATCAGGAGCGCCTTCGAGCCTCATTTGACTGAGAACTCTAAGTGCGTAAGGTTCGTCACTAAGCTGGACCGCACGTATAACACGTACGTTCGCAACTCCGACCCACCCATCTAATTGATGGTTAGCTCTACGAGGACAAACCTCGTCGAGATCTCCGAAAATGGCAGAATCGCCATATCCCTCGGAAATAGTCGGCCTGCGTAACGACTCGGGCAAAAGTTTCAGCCCTAACCGATACACAGAGAGAAAGCGACCGTCGAGCCCCCAAGATAAACGGGAGTAACGACGTATCTGGTTGCAAAACCATATCGCCCTTTCTGGTGACGTTATATCCTCACGGATATAAATAGGTGTAACGTCGACCCCGCTGAAGTAGTGTTTACCACAACTCTCACGGAACGGACCACTCGCAAAGCTCTTTCTCGTATTGGGCGTAAAGCCACAATATTTTAGGAGCCAACAAATAGGCCCATAGACGCTCGTGGCGGCGATAATATCGTCACCATAAACAGTCAGTCGACGGTCGCTCGGACGGAACGCGGTTATCACAGATGAACAGAGAGCCCAGAATATAAGGCTCTCTAACTCGAACGTGAACCCGCATCCCATGGACGAGACCTTTTGGTACCGTAATTTAGTACCATCAGGTAGAATCCCAACTTCACAACGCGACAGCTTAATCGCATCGCACCAGTCAGGAGGAAGAAGCTCTTCAACTAATCTCATAGAGACAGTATCAGAAGCCGAGGAAAGGTCTAGAGTGAATAACTCTCCACTTTTCGAACCCTCAAGAGCAAGCTCTTGATTCCGCGATTGATCATTTAGATCAATTCCAACCCGACGAAGACGAGACCGAACCAAACCACCTAGCCCATGCTGAACGTAACCGTTCATAGTGGGTTCAATGGCTATAATCCTGTCCGTCTTTGCGTTCTTCGGCACAGTGTGAATGCAGTTGCCCGGAACGATCGTGATAGCCGCTCGGATCCGCTCAGAAAGCGGGAGCGACTCGAAGATGTCCGGGGTCAAGCCCGTCAAAGACACCACATGGGCGTACCAACGTGGCACACGCGTAATACACGTGTAGGCAAGTACTGCACAGTTACCTGTCGCACAAGGCTTAGCCTTGTATTTATAGTACGCATCGCCAAACCGGCTCTTCAAACTCGAGGTTGCCCCCGGGCCGAACCCGAAATGACGCTCGGCATGATCCCATGAAAAGGGACCAAGGAGTCTAGCTATCTTTTCCCGAGCACTGGAAATCAGTGACTCAGGCGTGTAGGGGCTTAAAGCACCGTTCACGTAGCGACAACTCAGACGTTTATTCGTCTCCGTGCACATCACTTCTGATTGGACGAACTTCGCAACCGCCACACCCTGCCGGTCAACACCAATATCCCAATCTGGGAATTTCGACATTAACTCAACAGAGAGGTAAGCATCGCGAAACTCGCTAGCATCAGTAAAGGTTGAAGGATCAACCTCTGCCGATACGACAGAAAGCAGGTCACCTGATAACAGGGCCTGCCTTTGCTTTTCAGGAGTGTCACCTTTTAGAACTGATAAGGTTCCTGAGGCGAGTGCAAATACTGCACTGTCGAAGCGACGACTCATCGCGCTTTCGCGCGACTTGTGCTGAAGTCTCATGAGATTTTCTCCTTTGTGAGGCTAGAACGGGAAAGACTCTGATCCCTCGATCACTCGAGGAAGCATGACCAGAGCCCTTAGTGCTGGATCGCCCGAACATACGGTTAACCGTACGCCGGGTTAAGATCCTTCACCGCATCCTGGAAAACTGTGGATGCCACCAGATCCTTCACCTGAAGGTAAAGGTCTGTCCGTTCATCAGCAGTACTCGTACTTGCAACCCACACCGAGATCACCGCACTGTTCGTGCGAATGACATCCCCAGCGCAGACGCAAGCAGAGCTTTCGTCGGCAACAACCGGAATCGACAGATTGAAGTCGATCTTGGTTTGCGTACCGGTGGTCGGTGACTTAAAAGCCTGTGTACGCACCTTGAAGCCCCCAACAACACCGAGAGCACGATTGACCCACCGAGCGAGTCCGTTATTGGACCCAGCTGGTGAATATACAACCGTGTTGAGAGTTACCGCGGCCTGTTGGCTCATTGATGGTCCTTTGGATCATTAGTGAAAAGCACCCACTAGCAAAGACATTGCTTCACTAAAATGGGTGTACCCTTTGAGTGGATTCTTTAACGACGGGTACTCAGGCGTCGGGGAATCGGCATACGCAACACGTCCGAAGATGTATTCTTCCCAATGGAACGGTTCAACATTCAGGATTTCAATCCCGGTGTTCGTCCCAGGGGTCACGTAGCCAGCATCACCAGAAGCTTTCCTATCGTACGAAATCGACCCTCCTTTGAAAGACCAACCAAGGTCCGCATCGAAGGCTTGTAAGTAGTTCCCAATTGGTAGGAACCAGTCGATTACAAAACTGTACGGCAGTTCCTCCCACACCAAGTCAGCCGGGTTCGTTAGACCCAATTGAGCAAGGTTGGCTAGAAGTGGATTCTCCATCACGTAATCAAGGTGCACCAGACAACGACTCGTCTGGCTACACTTAACTTCGTAATAAGGCACCCCGTCATACGGAAGGTATGCATGCTTGATATAAATCCAAGTCTGCACATCCCTCCCAGTAGTCTTAACGGACGCTCGGTAAGAATCACCGTTGCCTTCAGTCTTATTCAAACTTTGGGCGGCGTCGTGGACATCCTGTAATAACGGATTCCAGCCATACTGACATTCCAACCACGCTTGAGGGACATGTTTTGTCTCCTTACGCAAGTTGGCGATCTTCAACAACTGACGCCAATCACTTGGCGAGTTCGTCCTAAACGCATGAATGGAACTTACAATCCGGTTCATGGTATCGAACGTTAAGTTCTCTAGCTGACGCCTTTCGGCGAAATTTGTTGCTAGATTAACTGTTTGCTGTTTCAGTTTCAAGAGAGCCCGATTCACCGCAGACCGTTCCAGATAATCCGGAAACGGCTGCAGCTGCGGAACATCTCCCTGCCAGCCTGCCCCATCCGAATAAATCGCGAAACTTAAGTCTGTATAATCAAACCAGACCTTCAGAGACGTGAACGGATAGGACAGTGTGGATATACCATGATGTGACCAGTTGGACGGAGCACGCCACCCCGAGATACTTTTCGGATTAGAGTGTGATTCCGGCCGAACGTTCACAAACCGACGATGCACTTGGTCGGGATGCGGCACTGAGAATATCTCAGCACCGTATTTATAGTGAACCTCCGAGCCGTCAACATATTGCTGTGCATCAATGTTGATAGCAGGAGTGGTCATACATAACACCATGGGTTAAGAGGAAGAAAGCAGCAAGAGCCCCT